GTGATAGTATCTTAAAAAAGTTCTGTACGACATCAGGTAACATAATCCATAACAAACAAAGTGTAGTCTGTAAGGAGAACGTCTGCTTCGATATTCCCAGTGCTTTCGTAAAAAGAACCTTTCATGCTAAAGCTGATTGTGTCCATATCTACGCTTGTGATACCATGACGACGATATTCAGAATCATCGTTCATCAAATCAGCAATAATTAAATCAGCAGCTTGCTTGATGTTCATTGGAACATATCTCCAACCAAAATCCCCTTCAACCTTGTAATCAGAATGCTCTTTAAAAGTTTTACCAAGAATTCTAGATGTATTTGTCTGCACAATATTTGCTTTAAATCTCAAGTAAAAAGAAGCCTCAAAATTAAACGGCTGTCTTACTTTTTCAATATTCAAAAGACTTGAATCTGAATAGTCATGAATCACCTCGGCATCAGAATCGCCGGGATTAAACGTAACTTTTCTCAAAGTTGCAATTGGAATAGGTAAATGTAAATTCTTGTGATTACGACCATCTAATGTAAGACTCTTATTAGGGTAGTACTCAAAAGACTGCCCGCAATAAGTATCAATAATATTCCTTGCTCTTTTCTCAAAGGCATCAAACTGAGACGCAAAGCTGCTCAATTCAGCATGAGCACCCAAAAACTCTGTCCAAGTCAAATAAGGGGTATAAACATTAATATATTTAGATTGGGTGTACTCTGTTCCACCGACCGAATAAGTAAAATCAGCTCTATGCTTACCAGCAGAATTTAGAACATAAATGCCTGAATCCTGTTGACCATAAGTTATTGTGTATACACCTTCGGACGATCTTGTTGCAGCAGTAGATGCCTGCACTACATCACCAAACTCATGTGTCAACACAACTGTAACAGCGTTGGAGTCAGCATCGCTCGGAAGAGTCAGCGTCAGAGTTTTTGATGTATCAATTTTTACGTCATCCATTTAAATCTCCATTCAGCATCAAACGATGCTTACTATTTATAATACCATTATACCTAAAAAACGATTAGAGGTATATGGTTAAAGATCGTCTTCTGATATGAAAATAACCGCAAGAAGATGCACTGCAAGGGCAGAAAGACTTATCCAAATGCCCCAATCCCTTGTTTGACCGGACAAGGTAATCAAAACCAAGCCGGTGCCTGCAAGAGTCCAAGCTAACGAATAACTTTCCTTCAATATTCTTTTTAAAGCTTTTTTAATCATTTAAGACCTCCTTGATGAACCTCCACGCTTACGTGGACCATCAGAGCCTCCTCCACCACCGCCTCCTGATCCTCCAGATGATTTAGGACCAGAAGGGCCAGCAGCAGCGCCAGCCGTGGCTGCTACAGCAGCCGTTGCTGCAACAACTGTACGACGATCCTCCGTCGTAATAGCAGAACCAGCAGCAACATAATCGTTATAGTTCTCATCTTCAAAGATATTTACAGCGTCTTCGAATTCGCTCTTAACCTCGTCATCCGTTTCGTTCAAGGCAACAACAAGGGTTTGTTTAGCTTCATCCGGGATATCGTCAAAATTTTCGTCTTCAACCAGATGTTTAATATCATCAACAGTCACATCACCGTCAATAACATCAATATACTCTTCAGCAAGATCTTTGCTTATTGAATCAAGCTTTTCAACCACTTTAATTTCAGCTTGATCAATCTCCTTAACCTGCTCAGGTGATACATCTAAGCCTAAATCTTCTAATTCTTCTGCGACAGCCGCATCATGAGGGTCTTGAAATACCGGCACGGTTGTGGTGGGCGGCGTAGGAATAGTGGTCGTAGGGCGCACAGTCGTCGTTGTGATGACAGGCCGGACAGTCGTGGTGGTTGTAGACGTTGACGTTGTTGTTGGTGGCAACGATGTAGTGGTAGTTGTCGTTGCTGGGGAAGTGGTGGACGTTGTAGTAGGTGGAAGAGTTGTTGTGCTCGTTGTTGTGCTCGTTGTTGTCGGAGCGGCTGTCGTAGTTGTCGTACTTGTAGTCGTTGGGATAGTTGAAGTCGTAGAAGTTGTTGTACTTGTGGTTGTCGTGGTTGGAGGAATCGTCGTGGTTGTTGACGATGTGGTGGTTGTCGTGGAAGTGGTTGTAGTTGTTGATGGTACTGGCTCCTCTACTAAAAGGGTGATCTGTATAGACCACCCAGAATATACACCTAGTGTATCATTATCTGAACGAACATCAAAGACATAAGACTCCCCCAAACCGCCTGTATTCTCAAAAATACTAAAAGGTAGTGTGTATTCAGTATTTAGAGCATTTTCATCACCAACATTTCCTGTAGCAACACCCCAACCGGCACTCGGCGGTATACGGAACGATATGGCGTATCTTTCAGGATTAACATTGCCAGTATTAGGTGCATCCCAATCAAGAAATACGCCATTTTCCGTGACTTGACCCGTCAAATTCATTGGAGGTCCAATAGTTTGAGGCTCTGTCGTTGTCGTGGATGTCGTTGTAGTAGTTGTTGTAGGTGTATTAGGCATAACACCGTCAAATGCTAAATCTGTAACAAGTTCATAGGTTCCATCACCCCAACTCGGGAAGTTGCCAACACCGTACTGTGAGCAGCAGTAACCAGCACGCAATCGATAATCACCAGATGCTAGCGTTACATACAGTTTCGATGACACACATTGATCATTGGAGTTGTGGTTGCCGTCATCATCTTGAGCGATCAACTCACCCGCTGATTCAGGGTTGTCATCATACAACCACAAATATGGGTCGGTCGTGACTGCTTCGCATGACTCGTTACTGTTGCCATAGATAACGACGAGAGTGTCATCGTTATCAATACTAAAGTACCAGTCAGACTCTTCAGTTACTGTGTAAGCAGAAGCCCTCGCCACACTCGGAAACAAAGAGAGCACAGCCAGAGAAACAACAGCAATAGCAGGCAGAAACCTTGTTTTTGATGGACTAAACCATGACATTATATATCTAGACTATCATCTAGACGTTTATTTTTAAATTTTAGTCGTCGCTTTTATTTGAGCCTTTAGCACCAAAGTATCCACCAATGATACCAATAACGCCACCAAGAGCGGTTTGAACAAGTGTCATAACATCAGAAGAAACATCGACCGGCTCACCGGTTTCAAATGTCTCAAATGAAGCAACCACGTAATCCCCAATAATAGCTAGCATAATGCAACCCATTACACCAACAGCTAGGACATACATGATTTTCTCTCTCATCCAAACATCACTTTCCATGTCTTTGGACCAACCAGCCCATCAGGACGTAGACTATTAGCAGACTGCCAGTCACGAACTTTTTGACGAGTAGCAGGACCAAAATCCCCATCCGCCTTAGCTCCGACTTTTGCCTGAATCAGCTTCACAGCCTCTTTATTAGAAGAACGGAACTTGATTATCTCACCCGGATAAGGATGGCTTACAGAGGCTTCTGGGGCCTTCTGAGGGGCTTGTGGAGCCGGTGCAGCCGCAGGTGCAGGAGCATCAGTCTTACAATCACAATTCTTAGCGTGCTGATCGGAACCCGGACCCCAAATACCATCAACATGAAGGTCATGATCTGCCTGCCATGCCTTAACAGCAGCCTCAGTTTTAGGACCAAAATCACCATCTATAGGCTGAGCATTAACAATACGCTGAACCTCTTTGACACCCTCACCCTTAGAACCAACTTGGAACCAAGGAGTCTTGTCCACAGGTGGAGTCTGAGTCTTAGCAGCAGGCTTAACAGCACTTACACCCTTACCCAAAAGATCACCAATCACACGCTCATAATAAGCTGGATCATCGGCATATTTACCTGAAATCTCGATATGGACCCAATCTCCTCCGGGAGTACCGCTAAACGCCTTCTTGTCATACACCGACCAAGCATTACGATCACACTTCCAACCTCTACCCCAAGGCTTTGGATAATAATCAAACACAGCTTCAATTTCCAAAATATCTGCATTGTCTACCAAGAATTCCATCATACGAACAGCATCTTGATAGTTTCCTGTTCCACGATACGGGGCACCTCTCCAAGACAAATCTCCCGCTCTACCGGTGGCGTGAACCGAAAGGTCTGATTTACCACGCTTTGTTCTAACACCATAAGTACCGTTGTTCCAAAGACCAAAATGGTCTTCTAAAAGATCAACAAGTTTTTCAAAACCGGCACGCTTACCAGAAGCCGTATTGTCATATCCGGTATAAGATCTATTCATTTTATTCCTCCTAAACATACACTACAATTGTAGCATACAAAATATCAGTTAGCCTCCAACGCTTCAACACTGGTGGGAAAATTAATAGCCATTAGTTAACCTCCGGTGGTTCAGGGAACTCGGCTGTCTCGGCAGGAACCCACGTTGCAGGGAAATCCCGTAACGCCTGACGATACGTTGCCCATGCTTCTTTGTCGGTTGGTGCGTCTGATGCCATAGCCCAATCAGACTCAGCAAGAAGTGTGTTGCGAAAATGCTTCATTACTGGTATCAGGTCATTCATATCTATTGATGAAGTGTCAATACCATCTGCGACAAGTTGAACAATCATGGCGAAACTCTCACTCCGTGAAATACGGTCGTGTATTGACCTGTGGATGTACCCAATAAAGACACGTTGCTACCACCAGTGGCATATACACCCATTTCAATGTACCAGCCTCCATTTAGATAAATAGTTCCATTGACAGAGCCTCCACCCCCAAAGACGGCTTGCGGGACAATAGTCCCAATAAGACTTCCCTGTGTAGAGTTACCATTTCCGTTTGGTCGGCAGAAGCAGGTCAATAAACTAGGCACAGTTGAGTACGTGATTGCCACCCTCATACTTATGGCATACCAGCCACCCAAGTCTGACGGAATGTAAATTCTTGTCTTGTTGGTGGTTGTGTCATGGTAGTTGTCAGTATCAACATCGTCATAACCAAACGTCACATA